TGACGCTGATGAGGACGCTGGCCCACGAGCTGGTGCACGCCGAGCAGTTCCACGACGGTCGGTTCGCCATCACGCCGAGGAGCTACCAGTGGTGCGGGAAGGACGTCAAGCTCGAGAGCCGGAACTATCTCAAGTACATCGCCCAGCCCTGGGAGGCCGAGGCGTTCAAGAGGCAGAACGGCATCGCACAGGAGCTCATCGAGCTCGTCGCGGAGGAGATGAAGATATGAGAGTCGGAGACACGGTGACAGTCAGGGTCGTGAACCCGGTATACAGGTTCAAGCACGTCTACGCGTCTTACGCTCATGTTCCGGAGTTCAATGAGTACACGGGCAGACTGGTCGAGTCCCACAAGAGAGATCCCGATGACACCTTCCGCATGACAGGTGACTCCGCGTATCCGGTTCGCCTGATCGACGCCGGCAGGGTCGTCGACGTGGTCGTGCACGCTATATAGAATAGGAACAACGTCAAGTGAAGAGTGAACATGATCGACATCTACAGTAGAGACAACTGCCCGTACTGCGACATGGCCAAGAGTACCATGAAAACGCACGGTGTACAGTTTAATGAACACGTGGTAGGATCGGACATATCAAGGGAAGAGTTCTTCCAGAAGTTTCCCGGTGCCCGTACCGTGCCGCAGATCGTAATCAACGGCCACCACGTCGGTGGATACACAGACCTTACAGAATGGATGAAGACAAATGACCTCAGGAACGTTCTCTCTGGCTGACCGCGCCTACATCGTCGAGCAGCTCCACTCCAAGATCCTAGAAGTAGACTTCACGAAGCGCGACGGCACGAAGCGCACCATGAAGTGCACCCTCCGCGCCGACCGACTCCCCCCGCCGGAGAAGCCGGTCATCGACCTCACCAAGCCGGAGCGCAAGGACAACCCGGAAGTCATCGCCGCCTACGACGTCGAGTCCAAGGGCTGGCGCTCCTTCCGCATCGACTCCATCGAGTCCATCACCATCAGGGAAAATTGATATGGGTTTCGCCTACAACAACATCGACATGACCAAGAAGTCCAGGGGCGGGAGCGAGCTGATGGCCGAGAGGCTGGAGAAGCGCATCGACCCCTCGATGCTCGAGCACTTCCAGATCCACGTGTCCCGCGTCGGCGAGGTCGACTCCTCGAAGATCCAGCTGCTCCAGCTCCAGGACCTTCCAGGCGACCCGGCGTCCGATCACCTGAAGAACGGCGGCTACAACAAGTTCGAGCGGCTCATCTTCGTCTCCAACTGGCAGATGCAGAACTACATCCAGTACTACGGCATCCCGTGGTACAAGTGCTGCGTCCTGACCAACGCAATCGAGCCGGTGCCGTCGGCCCTCGACAAGAAGCCGAAGGACCGGATCAACGTCATCTACCACACGACCCCGCACCGCGGCCTCGAGCTCCTCGTCCCGGCCTTCACCGAGCTGGCCAAGCACCACGATGACGTACACCTCGACGTCTTCTCCTCGTTCTCCATCTACGGGTGGTCAGAGCGCGACAGGCCGTACGAGCCTCTCTTCCAGATGATCAAGGATCACCCGAAGATGACGTACCACGGGGCCCAGCCGAACGAGGTCGTCCGCGAGGCCCTGTCCAAGTCCCACATCTTCGCGTACCCGAACATCTGGATGGAGACGTCCTGCATGGCGCTGATGGAGGCGATGAGCGCCGAGTGCCTGTGCGTCCACCCCAACTACGGCGCCCTCTACGAGACCGCATCCCAGTACACCTGGATGTACCAGTGGCAGGACAACAAGCAGGACCACCTCAACAACTTCTACCAGATGCTCGACGGCGCCGTGAACTCCGTCCGCGACATGAGCGAGGTCCTGGAGGACACTCTGATCGGACAGAAGATCTTTGCCGACCGGTTCTACAACGTCGACGTCAAGAAGCACGCGTGGGAAGCCCTGCTCAAGTCAATCCTCATGAAGAAGAAGATCGTATCATGATCATACTCGACCTCAACCAGGTCATGATCTCCAACCTCATGGTGCAGCTGGGCAACCACACCAACACCGAGGTCGAGGAGAACATCCTCCGTCACATGATCCTGAACTCCATCAGGTCGTACCGGACCAAGTTCAAGTCGGAGTACGGCGAGATGGTAATCGCCTGCGACGACAAGAACTACTGGCGCCGTCAGGTCTACCCGTACTACAAGGCCAACCGCAAGAAGGCCCGTGACAAGTCGGAGCTGGACTGGAACGCCATCTTCGAGGCCCTGAACAAGATCAGGACCGAGCTGAAGGAGGTCTTCCCGTACCCCACGATCCAGGTGGACACAGCCGAGGCCGACGACATCATCGCGACTCTCTGTGAGAAGTACTCCATGAACTCCAACGAGAAGATCCTAATCCTCTCTGGGGACAAGGACTTCAACCAGCTCCAGAAGTACAAGAACGTGGACCAGTTCGATCCGGTCAGAAAGAAGTGGATCAGAGCGGACGACCCGTATAAATACGTCCAGGAGCACATCATGAGGGGGGACTCCGGCGACGGTATCCCGAACTTCCTCTCTGACGACGACACCTTTGTGACGAGCAAGAGACAGAAGCCCCTCACGCAGAAGAAGATCGACGCCTATCTCGGTAGGCAGCCGGAAGAGTTCTGCGACGATGCGATGCTGCGTAATTACAAGAGAAACCAGCAGTTGGTAGACTTCTCTTACATTCCTGGTGAGATCAAGGAGCGCATCCTGGCTGAGCTCAGCGCACAGTCCGGCAAGAAGCGCGACAAGCTCTTCAACTACTTCATCCAAAACAAACTGAGAAACTTAATGGAAGTCCTCAACGACTTCTAGTGGAGCATTGATATGCGCAAGAGCGTGGCAGAGATCTTAGAAGAGGCGTCCAAGATCTCAGTGAAAGACGAGAGGATCCAGTTCCTCCGCAACAACGCCAACCCGGTACTACTGAAGGTCCTGCAGTGGGCGTACGACCCTCGAATCAAGTGGCTGCTGCCCGAGGGCAAGGTGCCGTACAACCCGACGAAGTACCTCGACCAGGAGGGCAACCTCTACAACGAGGCGCGTCGCCTGTACCTCTTCGTGGAGGGCGGCAACCCGAACCTCAAGCCGGTGAGGCGAGAGTTCCTCTTCATCCAGCTGCTCGAGAGCCTGGCGCCGACCGAGGCCGCCCTGCTCGAGTCGGTAAAGGACAAGAAGATCCCGTACAAGGGGATGACCCATAAGTTCGTCGAGGAAGTATTTCCCGGCTTGACCAGTGAAGAGACGCCGATCCTATGAGCAAGAGCTATCACAAGAACGCGAGAAAGTTCGACGACGACTTCGATGAAGACGACGTCGACACCAAGAACGCAAAGAGGGCCGAGAAATTTACCCGTCAGTTGAAGCGGGTATTCAGAGAAGAGAGGGACATGGACAGCTGATGCCTAGCTATACATTCAGAGACAGCACCGGTAGAGAGTGGACCGAGTTCATGTCCATGTCAGAGCACGCAGAGTTCTTGAAGAGCAACCCCGAGGTAGAGCAAGTAATGGTACCGACACCGCTGCTCGATCCGACGGGTATGTCCATCAAGGGAGTGAAGAACAAACCCGACAACGGCTTCCGTGACCTGCTGAAGGACATGAAGAAGAAGCACTCGCAGGGTCTGTCAAAGTCCGCCATCAACACGTTTTAGAATGGATAGGTGACCAGTTCAACTCTAACCATTTTTAGGAGTCTCATGTTCGGTTCAGCGGGGCTAATAAACGAAGAACAACCACTCACGCTCAGCAGGAAAGAGAGAAAGAATCTCAGGAAGAAGGGAATACTCCCTCCACCAGAACAGAAACACGGCAGGCACAGCCTGGGCAACATGCAGCTCAGGTCGATCTCGCCCCTCACGGAGAACCAACGACGCACGTTCGAAGCGTACCGTTCCGGTAAGAACCTCATGCTCCACGGTATGGCCGGCACCGGTAAGACCTACATCTCCATGTACCTCGCGCTCAACGACGTAATCAACAGGGAAGCCTATGACAATGTCACTATCGTTCGCTCTGTCGTTCCTACTCGCGATATGGGCTTTCTACCAGGTAACCAGAGAGAGAAGTCCCAGGCCTATGAGATGCCGTACTTCCCGATCGCACAGGACCTCTTCGGCAGGGGCGACGCGTACGAGGTACTGAAGCAGAAGAAGCTGGTGAACTTCATCACCACCTCGTTCATCCGCGGAACCACAATCAACGACTCCGTCATCATCGTCGATGAAGTGGAGAACATGACGTTCCACGAGATCGACTCGGTCATAACCCGCGTGGGAAAGAACTGCCGCATCGTCTTCTGCGGGGACTTCAGACAGTCCGATCTCCAGAAGAGCGAGGACAAGAGCGGGTTGATTAGATTCATGGACATCGTTGACAAATTACGCAACTTCGGTTATATTGAATTTGAACAGGACGACATCGTCAGATCAGGATTGGTACGTGACTATATCATCGCTAAGACAAACCTCGGCTACTCATAACTTCGAGCACGAGCCGAAGCAGTTCGAAGACTTTCGCTGCTATACCCTAGACAACATCCGACTCTACGAGAACGCCGACGGGATCCTATTCCCGTCGGTGACTCACGCTCTGGGCGACGGAAAGAAGGATTCTCTGAATGAATGGAGACAGCGAGTCGGAGTCGAAGAGGCCGACAGGATCGGGCGAAGGGCAGCTGCAATCGGGACGCGACTTCATACGATGTGCGAGCGATTCCTCGACAACGACCCTCAATATAGAGCCTCTAGTTTTCCTGAAGAGCTCGAGCTCTTCGCCAAGCTCCGACCCGTCCTCACCGAGAGGGTCGGAGTCGTATACGCTCAGGAGTTTCCTCTCTATAGTATTGACCTTGGCGTCGCTGGTCGCTGCGATCTCTTTTGTACTTTCGATGGTTCTCCGGCCGTCGTAGACTTCAAGAGCTCCTCAAAGGAGAAGAGGGAGGAGTGGATCGAGAACTACTTCTTACAGGCCACGACCTACTCCATGATGCTCAGGGAGCGCGGCCACACGGTTGACAAGTTCGCCATCCTCATCGCCTCGCCGTTCTCCATGCAGGTGTTCGAGAAGAGAGTGGACGACTACGTGGACATGACCAGGGACTACTTCAAGGGCTTTCACGCTAAATACGGCTACACGCAGCAGAGGTTCCGAGAGATGATCGGCGACCGTAAACCAGACGAGAGGTGACCGATGTACTTAGAACCATGGATGATAGTGGCGATCATTGCGGCATTCGGCGCGTGCGCGTACTTCAACTACAGAATGGGTAAGAGGGACGGTAAGAGCGACGGCATGCTCATAGGAATCGAGGGAGCCTTTGCCTACTTAGAGAAGCACGGGTGCATCCAGTTCTTGAAGGACGGCAGCATCAAGGGCGGTAAGGGCAAGGCCGACGTCACGGGCAATCTACTAAAATAGTATTGTACTTTCCCGAAGGGGTGTGGTATAAATACATCACCGTCGATGAAGGAAGTTCAAAGACGATCTGGACGCGGGGGCAGTACCCGCCGCCTCCACCACAGACACAGGATGCAGCAGGGTGGCAAGTACGGTATTCTGCACATACCAGAGGGCTGGAATTCCCTAGTAGTGAACAGCTACAGCCTGTGTCTTTGATGGGGGCGAACAAGGATCGACAGGCGTGCAATAGGCGACTGGAGACGGTAGTGAGGCGACTGACTCTACAGCGCAAAACCACAGAGGCCAACGACAACGTTGCTCCTCGTCTCGCCCTAGCGGCCTGACATGAGTTTTCGGTGGGTTTGACTTGGAAACAGAATAAACCCACCACCCCTCAACACAGACACAGGAGACTACGATGAATCCTTTCGAGATTCGACTACAGCTGCTCAAGCTCGCCCAAGAGATCGAGAACGAGCGAGCCATGAATGAGCGCATCCGCCTAGAGAACGACTGGCATGCTGCAAGATCTGAGTTACCATTCCCAAAAATTCCGACAGTCTCAGTCGAGGACGTCATCAAGGCGGCCGAGTCTCTCAATGCCTTCGTTTCGAAGAAAGACGCTTAACAATAGGAGTTATGAATGAAGTTCGTTAAACACACCCTCGTCGCACTCGGTCTCTTGGCCGCTGCCGCAGTTCCGGCCAGCGCCTCGGGCGGCATCAACGTCGGTACGCTGACGTGCGACGTCGATCCGGGAGTCGGCTACCTGATCGGCTCGAGCAAGGACGTCATCTGCGTCTATCGCGGGAACGGCAAGACCGAGCACTACAAGGGCAGCATCTCCAAGCTCGGGTTGGACCTCGGAGTCACCGGAAACCAGACGATCGTCTGGGCCGTGTTCGCTCCCGGTAAGCTCGGCAAGGGCGCCCTCGCTGGCAACTACTTCGGCGCTTCTGCCGAGGCCACTGTCGCCATCGGCGTCGGTGTCAACGCCCTCGTGGGCGGCATGAAGAAGTCCGTCACCCTGCAGCCGATCTCCGTATCGGGTCAGACCGGACTCAGCGCCACCCTCGCCGGCGCGGCCCTCAGCCTCCACACCGTCAAGAACAAGTGATGGAGCTGGAGTCTCGTATGAAGGTCAAACTCAAGACCATGAGATCTTCTTCGGAGATCTTGCGCGGCATCGAGAAGCTGGTCCTCGAGAAGGAGCTCAACTACATCGACGCGGCGGTACACTATGCCGAGACTCACAACATGGAGATCGAGACCGTGGCCAACATCATCAAGATGTCCAGTGTGGTCAAGACCCACATTCAGGCCGAGGCCGAGTCTCTCAACTTCCTGCCGAAGTCAGCGCAGCTGCCGCTGTGAACCCCTTCGAGGCATACAAGACCTACCTCGCGGTCAAGAACCACTTTGACCGCGAGGGCTACGACTACTTCAAGTACGCCGGCAAGGTCCCGGCGAAGATCGACTCCTTCTACGCGAGGAAGGACCGATACTTCTTCGAGAAGCTGGCGAGGAAGAAGGACCTCGTGAACTTCCTTGTGGCGAACTTCATAGAGAATGATAAGGTCTACTCTCGCGACCTGACACAAGACGAAGCCGAGAAAGTATACCGTGAATGGTTGAACAGGACGCAGAGCCTATCGTACAAGTTCGAACAGGACTTGGACCTGATAGACGACTTGAGAGCGTCCATCAGAGTAAACGACGGTCAGCACCCGGAACTTCTCAGACTCTGTATGAGTAAGAGAATTTCTATAGAGACCCTGATAGTACTGGACTCTCTAGTGGGATTTGTCGAGAAGTGGGACGAGAAGATAGAGGACAGGATATTATGGCCGACAATAAAGAAAAAGCTGATAAAGTACAGACCCTTCCTAAAACTGGATCTTCAGAAATTTGGAACTATTCTTCTGAAAAAGTACAAGAAGTAGCTCCAACTGGTCAATACTCGATCACTCCGCACCTGTGGGAAGACGAGAGGCTCCACATAGAGCAGGCAGTCGAGTCCCTCCCTGAAGACGGTCAGATTTCCGAGTGGGGATCAGGTGGATCTACAACTATGTTCGTCGAGCTGCTTAAGCCTAAGCAGAGTCTCATCTCAGTCGAACACAACCCCACGTGGTTCAGTAAAGTTGGCAGCGCTATAGCAAATCATCCCAACTGCAAGAGGGTAAACTATATCTTCGCTGATGTCAGGGTCAAAATACAGAAGGGTAATCATGGGTACATCATCGACCACAACTACTGGGGCTACGGCGATCCTCCGGAAGAGAACCCGATATTCCTACAACACTACATCCACCCCAAATTAAAGAACAAGGACCTAGACATATTCAATTCCGACTTATATCTCGTTGATGGAATTGCTAGGGCTGCAGTCCTCGCTAGCATACTGATCAAGTCTAAGAAGAGAGACGCTCTAGTCTACGTACACGACTACGTAGGAAGAGAAGACTGGTATGAGTGGGCCGTCTCTGCTTACGCTAAGAGAGAGATAGTCGGCCACACGATGTGCAAACTTACCTTCTAATTTTTTTAATGGTAAGTATGTACAAATATCACGACCCGCGGTATATAGAAACGGTGCCCTGCACCAGATACAGCGCATACCAAATCATACAACGCAATACGGAGAAATCAAATGGATTTCGCATCCCTCAAGAAGAACAGCAAGTCTCAGCTCGAGTCTCTCACCAACGAGCTCTCAAAGCTC